CTTGACAGCCGTGGTCTTGGGCATTTTTTACAATGTTTCCGGCACAAACAAATGATTTGCCTGAACCGGATTCACCTGCAAATACACTAACTTTACCTAAAGGGACTCCTTTTTGGAAGTCCCCACTAATTAGGTAGTTTAAAGTGTAGTTACCAGTTGATATCCAGTCTTGGGGATCGTGAAATCCAGCACTAATGCCAGAGATACTTTTCGTGATGCCAGTTCGAAACTTTGCTAAGTCAAATGGTTTCTGCATGTTAGTTCTCCTTAAGTGCGATTTCTAATCATGTTCAGAATGTCATCTGCACTAGGTTTTGCATCACTGTTTGCCGTAGTAGCCACCGTTGCTGTAACAGGTGCTGTAACAGGTGCTGTAACAGGTGCTGTAACAGGTGCTACTGGAGCCGCTGTTTGTGCAGGTGCTGTAGTAGATTGTGTTGCCGACTTAGGTGTTTCTACGCCATAAGGCTTGTAGAACATTGCCCAACGCTCTGGCTCATACAACTCACCGTCAACCGATGCTTGGAACATTTCGCTAATTGCATTAAGTTCATTTTGTCCAGGTCTTTTAGGTAAATAGTCTGAAAGTGTAAATAAACCATTTGCGTCAATCGCCGCTATTTCAGTTTCATCCAAACCACGCTCTTTACGAGCCCATTTTGAAGTACTGTAATCCGCATACTGTCCTTTAGTTGTTTTAGTAATTCTAAAATCTGTACCAGCAGTATAGTCAGTTGGAATATTTTCCATATCTGGATCCATTAGTGCTGACTTAATAATGTTAAAGATTTGTGGTGAGATTACAAAACGTCTGATTGGATTTTCAGGTGGTGTTTCGGGAAGTGAATTTTCAGTTACAAATCCTTGGAAAATGTAAGAACGTTTTTTCCAATACTTTCTACCCATATCTTCTAATGAAGCATCCTTGAACCAAGGACGTACTTCAGTTAATACTGGGCAATTATCGCCGTACATTTCTGCACAAGGTACTTGTACTGTTACTGGTTTCATGTCTCCACCTTTTACTCCAGGGAATGTAAGACGAATCATTTGTCTTTCAACCCAGAAAAAAGTGTTGTCAGGATCGCTATCAGGCAAAAACCTTAGTGTAGTACTAGAGTTTTCGTTGATATTCCAGTGTGGGTAAATGGCGTTGTCTCCGCCGTTTGATAAACTGTTTGGTCTGGAATTAGATTCCATAGAGGCCAGTTTAGCCCTAATTTCTGTTAAAGATGCCATGTTATTTCTCCATATGTGCCATGTGTGTTAGAACGTCTGTGTTTGTGTTCTAACTTGGGTTATTATAATATATCTTTGCCATGTTGTCAACCTTTTTCTATCACCTGATAGCAATCGTTGTCTTTATTGTAATAGTATTTATGCTTTAAAGGGGTTTAAACCGTCTTTTATTGAGCAAAAGGTTTATCAATATTAGTAAACGTGTCTAGGAATGATTCATACTTTCCTAAATCGTCTATAGTTTCTGCCATAACTGGTGCTGAATTCTGTGCAGAAAGCAATGATGCCTTAACTGCTCTGTATTCAAAATGAGACATTGTGCCGCCTCCGGATAACTTGCTACCTATACTATTTAAGTACCCGCCTAACTTCTCGCTAGTTGCAGATTGTCCTAATTGTGATACTCTATATCCTAATTGTGCATTAGGTGTATCAAACTGCATTACATCACTTTCTTGCATAAGTGTTTTAGCATTCTTAAATGATTCGGTTTGGATAGTATTCATTATATAACTTTCAAAAGCAGATTGTTTATTAACTAACTTGCTTAATGTACTATGTGCGTTGCCTACCTTGTCGTCAAAATGTGTTTCAGTGAAGTGGTCTTCTAGATTTACTTCATTAACAATTTCAATATTGTCAAATTCTGCTAAACTTTCAACAGCATTTGCATAAGTTTTTACACCGCTAAGTTTCTTAAATGTTGTTCTGATGTTTTCAATATGTTCTTTAGCAAGTGAGACATACTCGCCATTAGTTTCATTAACTAACCCTTTCTTAGTAACATAACTAACAAACTCTTTGATATATCCAAAGTCTTTACACATTTCAATAATGCTTTCAGCGACAGTATCGTGCATCGTTCCACCATTATGTATATGCCTAGCCATTGCTCTTGCGCCATGTAAATTTTTACTTGGGAACAAATAACGTTCTTCGTTCGCTTGAATAAAAATCTTATTAATATTTCTACTTCTCGAACCACGTATTTCTTCGTTAACATCTTTACTGTGTTTAACAATAATTTTAACGTTGTCTAGTGGTTGATAACTAGTTTTTGTTGAACCGCTTACTGGTCCTAAAGTTGCTTCTGTTACTGATTCCATATCTGTCTCTTTTGTTGCTTTTGCAACACTTATTGTATCGCTTATTGGTTTGAGTGTTTTCCCAAATACTCTAAAGTCTAAATTCATTAAGTAACTTTGAGATAACTGTTTTAATTGCTTTCGCAAAACGTCAGTTTCTTCTGTATTTGAACTAACGGAAAATTTAATTGTTTCTTGAGGTACATCAAGTGTGACTAATAGATCTGGATCTTCCACGTAAAAACGTACTGCTTCTGCAGGGTCACCGACTATATTACCTTCTTTGTCATAAGTATCAACAGCAAATCCATATCCTTTTAATAAATTGAATACTTTATCTGCTACTGTTTTGACTGAAATTGCCATTTAATATATCTCCTACTTGTATTTATCAATAATGGTGTTTAAGTATTCATAATCGTTTTTATAAATTTCTTTAATCATATCTCGCACACCAGGATCAACTGTTTCATCAGTAACTATAACATTCTTTTCCATAGAATAACGTGTGGTGTGATCCCATGCATAATCCATTCCTAATTTACCATTAAAGTACTCTGAATCACCAATTTTGTTAAAGTCTAGTAGTACTAAGTTAACACCTGTGTCTTCCCAACTTGGTATTATATCGCTATATTTGTTCTGTGCATACATTAATTTATCGGGTGTTTCAATTTTTCTAATTGCATGTTGCTGTACTTTGCGTTTAAGTATATCCACTCCTTCTGGAGTATTAAAGTATCGTGCTTCTCTATCAAATACTTCTCCCATTGTAGTTCTAGCATGTGTCCACCAACTAGTATGATTAATAGTACTAATCCAAGTTTCATATGGATCTCTAATCCATAAGTAAACAGTTAAATTAAACCGTTCGTTTAATTCTTTAATTATAGTTGTACTTCGCTGAGGTTGATACCATCCTAACGAAAAATCCATCCAAGGTTTGTCAGATTTTTCTACTGTAGAGTAATAATCATGCAATGTTATTTCAAACGGCTTACCATGGTATATTAAGGGGAAGTCTGGGAATGGTTTTTCACACCATATGTATGTTTCTTTTAATTCGTATGAGTTATAGTTGTCTTTTAAGTTTTCCCACAGCCATGTAGTTCCTGTCCTGGCTGGACCAACACATAACAAAAGTTCTTGAGACATTATAAGAAACCAATTGGCATAGGCTCATCGAATTCATCATATGGGCCATTGTCTCCATCTTCTTTTTCAAGTCCTATTGTGGAATTTACTACGGTAAACACATCGTCCTCAAATGTAGCAATATATGAAACCATTCTACAAGCAACAATCATAGCCATAACTAAGTCATCACTTTCTCCTGGTTGTCCGGCGAAACTATTGCCCCTTGCTACAAATGTTTTTAACTCTCCAATTAATGCTTTACTACATATTCCTAATTTATCTTGTTCTATGTATCGTTTAATTTGAATACAGCCTTCAATTTTTGTTTTACTGCTTGTATGAAATCCTTTACGTCCTTTACGTCCTTGAACTTTAACAGGATCATGCAAGAACGTGCCAGGAAAAGTTTCCTCGCCTGTGTCTCTAATAACAACAAGTGCCGCTTCTCCAATACTGTTATTCTCAACTGTCCAATAAATTTCTTTAGCACCATAGTTCTGTATTTCTTGCAAGATTTCCATCATTGTCTTAACTTGCCCCTCAATAGGAGTTTTATTATGACACCATTCTGCAACTTGATTCATGCTTGGTAGTTCTAATACTTGTATTGCGGCATTATCTCCACCAGTTCCAGCACTTGGATCTAAACTTACTACATACATTTTATTTGATTCGGGCCTTTTATACCAACGTACTTGTCCCATCTTGTACAGAGTGTTTATGGGCTTTAAAACAGCAAGTTTTAACGAATCAATAAGTGTTTCATTGTAAATAAGAAACTCGCATTCATGTTCTCGCCTAAATCGTTCTTCTCCAATTCTGCTTCTTTCTTCTTCCGCCCATTCTTCTGTTCTATCTGGATGCTGATGCCATTTTGCTAGGTATCCTTTAAATCCATTAACACCTACGACAGCTGGATTACCATATTCATCGACTGTCTTTGTTGCTTGATTCCAAATACTAGCAAAAGTATCTTCATCACTATTAGGTGTGGAGGTCATAATACACTTACCTCCTGTACTTAATGTCGGAGACAATGCTGTCCAAAATTCTGCGGCAATACGTGGAGGTACAAACGCAAACTCATCTAAGTATACTAATGTAAGCGACATACCACGACCAGTATTTTCAGTTGTTGTACTTGCAACAATTCTACTGCCGTTATCAAACGTTAAACTAGTCTTATTATATTCTGAAACTCCGGCTCTAATATGATCTGGAATCAATTCGTATGCATATCTAATACGTTGCATAATTTCTTGTGAGCCAGCCGCTTTGTGGGCCGCTACAAGTATAGTACTGTCTGGCTTAAACATAGCAAACCATAGCAAGTATGCCGCCGCAACAGTAGTTTTACCCATCTGTCTCCCTAGCATGTTAATACTATATCTAAATTCAGTGTAGTTTGATATTAAATCTCTTTGATAATCAAAAGGTACAAAGTTAATACCGCCTTTTACAGGATGTTGAATCTTTACAAATTTTTCCATGAAGTACAAGGCACCATCAATGGGGTCACAACACAGTTGAAACTCTCTGAGCATGTCTTGATCGTATTGTATCTTTTGGTAGGCTGGTTTAACCTGGTCTGTATTTACTGTTCCCTTAGGCATAGTAAGTATTTATGTGAGTTTTGGGGTATTGTTTACTAGGACCGGCTGTTTTTAAGGTAATCTCTAAGTTTATCTTTAATAACGCTAGTTAATACTGCTTTATCAGTGGACATATTCGGATTAACGTCTGTTTGTGGGAAGTCCATCGTTGGTTGGCTACCGTCATCAACGTCTGCTTCTGGTTCGCCTTGGTCTGTGTCAGGATTCATGTCTTTTGGAAGTGTTAGTCCTGCAAGTTTTAATACTTTTGCTAGTTCTTGCATATCATCAGCACTTGCTTCAATAGTTACAGTACCTTTATCAGTATTTTTACTTGTTGAAAATGATACTGAACCGCTAGTTTCTTCTTCTTCTGGTTCTACTTCAAGTTCTGGTTCTATTCCACATGGTGCTTCGTCTGTTTCTGGTTCTATTTGTATTGCTACTGGTTCTTCTCCCAGGCCATTAACTGGTTCGCAAGTACATTCGCCTTTAGGACAACCACAATCAGTTCTTCCGCATTGCTCACACGGTTCATTTTCTTCTTCTGCAAAAAGTTCCATTAATTTTTTGTTTAGATCGTGGTCATTTATCATTTTAGTTTCTTCTTGAGCTTTGTGATATAACGTCTGCCGCCTTAGGTTCAGGTGCGAGTCCGCCATGTGCTGTTCCTGTTATTGTATCATACATAGACTTTAAGTTGTCGCCCATTAGTTCATCTTTTGTTGGGTAGTTTCTGAAGTAATCAGCGCCTTTTTCTGCTTTGATTCTTTCTAACTCTGCTAAAAACTTAGTGTTATACTCTTCGCCAAATACTGCTAAGTTCATATCTTCGTTCTGTGCAGTATAATGTTCTTGTTCTTCAGTTGAATCTACTTCTTTTAGTTGGGCTTCTGGTGTCTCAACACTTCTATCTTGGTCGTCTGCTAATCTCTTTTCGGACATTTCGCTTTCAACACGTCTAGGTTCGTCAACTCCGTAACATAATACATGTTCATGATCCAATCCCATATTAACTGCAATTAATACTTCTAGTATTCTTTGGTTGACTGGGTATTTAAGTATAACATCTGTACTACAAACTTCTGATGTAATATTTACACCTTTTAATCTTTGAAATTCCATTGGATTTTCTTGGATTGGCATTCTTTTCCAAGAAGTAGCACTAACTAAGTTATACTTTGCAAGGACGCTTTCTAGTTTAGATAGGTCATCTGAGCTACAGTCTCTCGCTAACTTAATTCTATAGCCATACTCTTTGCTAAAAGATTCGTTAATTAGTTCTTTTAAGTTTTTCATCTATTATAAACTCCTGTTACACTTATTTATCATATTTATCAATTTTTTATAAATATAAGCATGACCAACAGCTAGTGACTATTCCGGATCAGTAGCGTCATCTACTTTAGTATTAATTATTTTCAACAATTCGTTACGATCCATTATTGCAGTATCGTGTGATCCGTCATCGTAGGTGCCAGCATTACTATCAACTCTTGCTTTCTTAATCATCATATCAATTTGTTTTAGTTTTGAATTAATTTTGCTGTCTTTTGCTTCTAAGGCAGTCTTCAACATTTTTGCGGCACTATCAAATATACTGCCTGCTTCTCTATCTCCAACATTCATACCTAAATTCATTAACTGCTGATAACTGTCAACTGCCTGTTGAGCAATGCTATCCATTTCGGTATCATGCTCCTCAAGACCCTTTACATTTTGTAAAGCGTTATCAATTTTTTCTGCTGTACTTAATGCTGTTTGAATATCTTCCACATTAATAGTTTCAAATTCTGTTATTTGCTGGTCATTTATCTCTTTTTGAGGTTTAGACTCTGGTATACTTTTATAATTGTCATCTATGGGTGGTAAGTTGAATTCTTCTTCTAATTTCTTAGTCATAACACTATTTATACAGGTCTAAGATATTATTCTGTTATTACTTGCATCTATGTACCAAACTTTTGCTTTGCCTTTTGCATCTATTAAGCCTATTAGGCGTGTGTTACCTGCTATAAGTTCTAATTTACCATTTGGCATTTTCATCACAATAGGCATTTCAACGTTACCTGATTTCATTGCTTGGCGGAAACGTTCTACTTTGTCTGCTTCTAAATCATCAAAGTCTTCACTACCATCAGCACCAGTGTTGCCTATCTTTTTTACTGTATCACTATTTACATTAGCAACTTTGCCTGATTGTGCAAGTTCAATCCAACCGTCTTTGCCTAACTTGTTAAGAAACGGATAACGATTTGCTTCTTCCCATTCTACATCAAACTTCGGTTCAGCAAAGTTTTCTAATGCAGATACACCTTTAGGTGTTGGTTCATTACTAGGTACAAAAAATTTATGTTTGCCTACTTTCATTTTCTTTAATTTATAGGCAGGCATAGTTCTATAATCTGGTACTCCACCTCCACCAAATATTTCTGATATCTTCATTATTTTCTCTTTTGGCGTTTAGGCTTTGTTCTTTTCTTCGGATTGTTTCTAAATATCTGATCTTCTGTTATTACTTTAAATCGTATACCTTTTGCTTCTGCCCATTGTTGAGCGGCTGTCCATTTAGCGGCATTTACTACGGTTGCTATTTTATCACCTTTGCCCCTAGCTTCTTCAATTACTGTTTGGCTTTTAGGTTTAATCTCAATAAGTTCTATTAATGTTTTGCCGTTCTTGTCTTGATACTGTACCATAAAGTCGGGTACATAGTTTGTTATTTTTCCTGTTAAAGGATGTCTGTAAGGAATTTTTACGTTCTCACTTGCCCACTTTAATATGTTAGGGTGTCCATCACAAAATCTCATAAAAGCAGTTTCCCAACTACTTCGTGCAAAAGGCTTTTTAGGTCCTATATATTTTCCGGGATTCTGCGGCGTGTATAGCCCTTGGGAATAATGAGATGACATTGTTAAGGCCTAATTACATTTGCTATTTTGCTCTGCCTATTTGTTTTAGAAACTGTTAAACCAATAAGGTTGCCTTTTGGTCTAATTTTATTAATAGCTTTGTATGTATTTTCTGCTAATTTAATAGAGGATTCGTTTATTTCAAAATACTCCATTGGGTGTACACCTTGCTGTTTAGCAATTTGTATTAGTGCAACTGCAAGTGTTTTGCCTGTTGCTTCGTTAAAGCCAATACTAGTAAGCCTACTATATATTAAGTCGATCTCATCACCATTCATTCCAACGGCATCCTGGTCGGTGCCTAACATAGTTGTTAAAATCTCAACACTTGCTTCTGGTATTGGAAATGCTATAGTAGAGTTTTCTAAAAACTTAACAAGTTTATCTTTACGAACTTCATAACTTATTTCGTTACCAAATGTTTCATATAAACTAGTAGACATTAGCCTCCGCCTTTCCCTACTTCAAAGTCTGCCTGTTGACGAGCATTGATTTGATCGGCCTTTGCGGCAATTTCTGCATCTGTCATCTGAGTATCGCCACTGGTACTAAATGAATCCAAGAAGCTTATTTGCTCTTTTCTAAATACATCATTTAAAAAACTAGCTTTTCTATTTTGATGTTCCAGTGGGTATATAGATTTCTCTCCAGCCCACGCACCAACATCTCTCGGCGCGGAGGTTCCGGGTTCTCTGCCTGTTCCGATATGCCACTGGTTTTGATTAAAATCTGAAAATCTTTCTAAATCTTCTTTACTAATAAATGCATTTATATCTGGATTTATTGTAAAGTTTTCATATGCAATATCTAAAGTAATTGTGCAAGCGGACGAATCTGCATAATCTATTCCGTCAATTTCAAATGATGTTATCAAAGGATTAAATAGTGTGTGCATAATTCCACGTTGTCCGTGATATTGTACAACGTCTATACTTGTAATAAAGTTACGTTCGTCCCCTGGTTGTAAATTTAAGCCTGCATCGTTACTGTCAAATGGTCTATTAAAACTTCCAGATACATCTTTTACTGATTCTGGAACAACATCATTCTTGATAATTTTCTTTGCATTTTCTTTATACATATTAGTAGGGTTAGTGAATAAGTGTGCATACATTTTCATCAACATAGTAACCCATATACTATCAACTGTATCGTATACAACAACCTGAATAGGTTTATAGTCTACCGATGCAATTGTTATACGTTTTCTATTATATTGATTTTGTACTGCTGTGGCAAACTCTGCACTTGGCATTGTGCTAGATTTTACCATACTGCTTAATCTATTTTTGAAATCTGCATTATTTGCGAATCCTTTTACTTCGACAAGATCGTTAAAACAAAAGTTAACATATCCGTTAAACTTTTGTCGTGCCGGGGTGTTCGATGGTTTAAACCTATCAGCATTCGTGGGATTCTTTAAATAATATCCTAGACCTGGATCGCCTCGCTCCACTCTTTCAATGGGAGCGCCGTTAAAATATAGTCCGTCACTAGAATCTGATGCATCTCTTGGCAATATTGGAGTACCATTATACGCTCTACCGCTAGCTATGTCGTATAAGAGTCGGGATACCGGCGGAAGTTTTTCAACTAGGTTGCTGATAATAACACCTTTAACGTTGTCTGCCATGATTTCCTCCTGTGAAATAATAAGTGAGGCTAGTAACTAACCTCACTATATTAAATGTTTTAACCTGTTGTGCCACCTGGGCTATATGTAGGTAGTGTATCTGGGTTAAGTCCTTTAACTGCGTCAGAAACTACTGTGCCGCTTTCTGGATCTTGATGTATTGCATTATCAAATCTGATTACCATAGTAATCTGGACTGGTTCGTTTGTCGCATAGTCTGAATCACTGTAATCTGTTTGAGTAAGGAAGCATCCTTCTAATGCCCAACTTTCTGTTGCATCAGCTGTTTGACCGTCTAATACTTCAATAAGCATATCAAATTTATAGTCTGCTCCAGATACTGGTGCTGTTTGACTAAAGTGATTTAACTGCTTCATGTTCTGTGATCCAACTGCTTTAGCTACTGTATTTCTAATATCATCTCTAATTACAATAGTCATTGGTTCCCAGGTATGTTTACCTTGAACGTATACTTTTGAGTTATAACTATCAATCACAACTTCTTCGTATGCTACTTTAGGTCTGGTTACGTTCTGAACATTTTGCGTTATAGCAAGTGTATCGCCACCGTCACCAAAACCAGCCGCAAACAAGACCCTAAATCGAAACTTTAGTTTAGGCATTAAAATACCTGAACCAGTGTTACTTGTTGTAGGGACACCGAACTTGTCTAACGTTTTTGTTTTAATTTGTGCCATTTGTTTATTCTCCTAAACCATATATCCTAATGTATATTTAGGATTATTGTTAATACTTATTTATCATTTTCTTCCAAAAATTATTAAACAGTAGTTTAATAGCCAAAAAGAAAGGGCAATTACGCCCTTTCTCTAGTATTACTTACTGTTTTACGCTGTTGAACCCAAAGTGTTCTGGATTCTAATCGGAATGTAAATAAACTCAACTGCTTTCATTGGCTGTACTGCAATGTCAATGTAAAGTTCGTTTCTGTCTATTCTAGCCGGTGTGTTGTTTGAGCTATCACATACTGTAATGTAATCAACTAAACCACGTGTCATTACTAACTGACTTAACAGTCCGTCAACAATATTTTTGGCTTTCATTCTAACAATCGAATCGTTTGGTTCAAACAATAAAGGTTTAACGATATCATCAAGTCTTTCTCTTATGTAAACTATAAGTCTAGCAACGTTAATTCTATCTAATGCACTAGCAACTGGGTTCAGAGTTTTCTGACCAAATACTGCAAGTCCTCTTCCTGGGAAAGAAGCTATAGGATTAAGTTTGTTTTGATATAATGAATCTCTTTGTCCTTCATTAAGTGTTACACTTACATACTCGCCTGAAGTAGGATCTACATAACCAACGCTAGTAGCGTTACTTACTAATCCTCTTTGGAAGCCAGCTGGTGCAAACCAAGGATAAGCAACATTATCGTTATATGCTATTGTTCTTAAAGCAACATGACTTGAAGGAACAACTACGTTAGTTCCGTCTAAGTTTGTTGTTAATGCACTAGGGTAGTAAACAGCCGCATAAGGTGAAGCTGAAACAAGTCCGTCTTCGCCGTTTTCACTTGCATTACCAACGTTAGTTGACCAGTTAGTAGTGCTACTTGCATCTGCTTTAAGTCTGAATGGAGTATCACCAATTACAAAGGCAGTATTTCTTCTGTCTGTGCTTAGTGTAATCATTTCATCTAGCATTTCTGGATATCCTGGAGCGGCAATAACGTTAAACGCATTAATTTCAGATCTAATGTCATCATTAGCCGCAATAGCACCTTGCATTCCAACTTTAACTAAATTGTGTACTGCTTTTCTTAAACCTTGCATGTTACCGTCTGCTTTGTTACCTGAAGCATCTATCCAAACATTACCAATGTTTGTTGCGGCTGGTGTGTAATTAATTTTATATTCTTTTACGTTACCAGCTGATGCTCTTTTATTCCATCCTAATATTCCGTTTGGATATAATGAAGCCGTAGGCGCATCTGCGTCTAATGATCCTGCACTTGACTGTCTAAAGTCAGCAAATACAACACCTTCTCCGGTTACTTGATCCGTTCCATCTACTGCTACCCAAGCTGTTCCTGACCATTTGTTCAGGGAAGGGAAGTTTTCAGTATCATCAGAATCTAACCATACATCACCTGCCACTAGTGCAGTTGCATCACTTTGTACTGTTGGAGCAGTTGCTTTAGCTTGGAAGTCCTTAGTAAAGGTTACCCAAGTAGTGCCGTTATGCTCTAATAAGTCAATTGATGTGTTAGAAACTGTAGCGTTGTACCAATATGTACCTGACGCTAATGTACCAGTTAATGAAGTCTTACTTGCTTGGTAGCTTAGTGCTGAAAAGTTAGAGTATGTAATTCCAGCTGTAACAGCCTGTGATCCAAATCCTACTGAACTTGGTCCAAAGTCTGCATGGTTGCTTTGTAATACAATGTCTCTACCAGTGCTTGAAGTTAATACTACTGTATTATCAACAGATCCTGCACTTGCTACTACTTCTGAAATACTTGCCGCCGCCAATGCCGCGTTGATGTCAAAAATAGCATCATCGGCTGTTGAGGTTGCCGGAGTACCTGAAATAGTACCAGCTAATGTTACAACAACAGTTGTACCATTGTAAACGATATCAAAACTAGAGTTACCTGAAACGTCTAAGCTAGAAATAGCTGTTCCCGTTGCGGTAAGAGTTTCTGTTCCGTTATGTCTTTTAAATTCAACTTCTGCTTCTGTTCCTGCATTGTTGTAAATACCAACAAGGCTACCAACAGCAACATTCGCTATACCAATAGTGGTATATGCTATGTCTGAGTTAGCGTATAATGGAGCACTTACGGTGCTAAAAGTTTTAGTTGAAGTACTGTACGCCTTAACACTAAAACTTGCACCAGTATTTGGTGTAGAAGTTTGAATGAAAACATCACCAGTTGAAAGAGCTGTAACTCCGTCGCTTTGTAATGTTGGTACAGTTGTGTGACTAGCAAATTGGAAGTCACTACTTGTAGTAGAGTCCCAACTTGATGTACCAATTTGGTACCAGTCATCACTGTATTTTTCGTAGTATTTTACGTCTGTAGCAGTTCCGCCAGCGGAAGTGTTAGCTACAACAGCATAGTCGCCGTTTAAGCCAAATGACCTTTTAGGTCCTGCTGTTCCTGAATCTACGTTGGTTGAATCTACAACACTTACTGATTGTTTAACCCATGCTGTACCTGACCATTCTCTAAGTCCTAATAAAGAACTTGTAGTGTCAAGCCAGTATGTGCCGTCTGCAATAGCGCCAGTTGGTGCTGTGCTTTGTGCGGCAAGTTCGCCCAAATCAATGTCTGCTCTTAAAACGTATGCTCTGTTGGCAAGTCCTAAGAAACTATGGGCGGCTAGTAATCCGTATTCGTTGAGATCATACCCGTTTAGTGCAACTGAACCACTTGAGTGAAACAATGGGTTACCAAATGTTTGTAGTAATTCGCGTTGACTAGTAATAAGTTTTAATTTACCTGCGTTTGCTTTAGTTGTATTTGACGCAGTACTCAAACCGTCAGGAGTATTTTTGTCCTGTGCAGTCGCTATAATTATTAACGGTACTGTTCCTGTTCCTGCCGCGGCATAGAACGATTCGTCGGATACACTAATGGAAACACCTGGTGATACTAATGTAGCCATATTATATTCTCCTTTGTGATATGAATCTAATTATACGAATATTTATCAAAAAACTGTAAAAAAGGTATTATTACGGAGTGGGGTGCAAGAAATCTGGGAGGTTTTGATAAATAAGGTTTATTTTTTTGGGTCGCTTGCTGTAATAAATTCGTGTAAAGCGTCTACTTCAGTTTGTAAATTTCCTAACTTGTCATTGTTTGTAAGTACATGGTCAAAATTGTAACCTATCCAATTCCATTCAGTTATATGTACACCTTTATATCGTGTGTTCATCAAGTGTTGTGATGGTACATGACCATTATTGGCTTGGGTAGCTGTTTCATACCAGTCTGGCTTCTCGCCACGTTCAACGTTGATTACTACTCCGCCTAACCGTTTAATTAAGTCTAGCTCATTTATAAATCTAGTATCGCTAATAATAACACAAGGATGGTTTGGTTGTGTACTACGCATTCTATATTCTAAACTATCTATCCATATGTTTTCATGGAAATGATTACGCATTACTTCGGTACCCATAAGTTGTAGTGCTAGTCTAGGTGTAAAATTGTCTATTCCAAGTTTTCGTGTCCAAAACATATCAGGCGTTTCTCTAAAGTCTCTACTATCAACAGTATCACCTTCTAGGTCTGCTCTCTCCCATCCGAATATAGAAGCACACACATCTTTAAGTGGTGATGCAAAACTATCTCGCACACAACCTCTATTAACAAAAAAGTTTGTAACGGTATCTTTGCCTGATCCTATTAGTCCTGTAATCCCAATTATCATTTTATAAACTCGTTATCCATAATCAGTTTCTTAATATCAGCGAACGAGTAATCTGGGTCAAAACTTATTGATCCCATATTTCTATCTTCGGTTTCCATGTTAATAATTCTATGCCACTGATTAGTTCTTATTAATGTAGGTACTGGCATTCCATAATACTCGTCTACTTTAGTAAGTAACTCATCGTGGTTATCGTATACAATACTATGTCCTGCTTTAATTCTTACACCTTCGCCACTGTCATGTGTAATGTATAGTATATCAGTAATTTCTTTAGTGTCTTGGTCATGATCCTCGGCTCCTTGGCGTGTCATATATTGTGAACGTAATTTTATATGACTTTCTATCATCGCTTGTGGTTGGTTCTGTCCTATACTATCCATTATATTTTTATATCCCTCTATTAACAGTTCGCTAACTTTGTCATTTCCCTCTGCCCATTCAATTTTACTTTTAGATAAGTCTGCATTATCAACTGGGTAATTAAGTGCAACTGACCTTCTTGTAACTCTGACCACTTCTTTATAATTACCTTTTGCATGTTCTGTGTTTTCCATTCCTTCGTTATGCCACTCGTACGCTCCATTTGCTGGTGTATGTAAAATTATAACGTCATGTACCGGGATTGTCAACTTATTTTGGAGGTCTTTTATTATTTTATTTATAACACCTGTTTTCCAAAGATATATGAAACCCATCCTATGTTGAGTTATAAACAAATCATTATTACCATTTCGATTGAACTCGTTGACATCTCCAGTGAAACGTTCGATGCTACGAGCGAAGCAATCTTTAACAAATGTAAAGATTGGATCTAGTTCCGAGGTTGGTAATTGGCAATGGTGGTCACTCATTTTATAAACTCGTTATTCATAATTAATGTTTTAATATCGGAGTAAGAATACGTTGGATCAAAACTTATTGATCCCATATTTCTATCTTCCTCGACATGAGCATTAATAATTCTATGCCACTGATTAGTTCTTATTAATGTAGGTACAGGCATTCCATAATACTCGTCTACTTTAGTAAGTAACTCATCGTAGTTATCGTATACAATACTGAGTATCGAGCTAATTCTTATGCCTTCACCACTATCATGTGACCTATGTAGTATATCAGCAATTTCTTTGGGGCCTAGTTCCGGTGCCTCGAATGACTTGGTTCGTTGCATCTGCCCTATATGAAGTGTCTTATTTTGTGAACGTAAGTTTATATGATCGTCTGTGTAGTTCTGTGAACTGTTGATTTCGACACTATTCATTATATTACTATATCCGTCGATTAACAATTCTGTGGCTTTGTCACTAGGTGTCGCCCATTCAAGTTTACTTTTAGATAAGTCTGCATTATCAAGTGGGTAATTAAGGCCCACTGACCTTCTTGCACTAACCACTTGTCGGAATTGCTCTGTTGCATGTTCAGTATGTTCCATTCCTTCGAGATGCCACGGATATGATCCATGTGCTGGTGTTTGTAAAATAATAAAGTCGTGTACCGGGATTGTCACCTTCTGTTGAAGGTCTCTAATCATCTTATTTATAACACCTGTTTTCCACACATATATGTGACCCAGCTCAGATCTATTGAGTGCAATAAAGAAATCGTTATTACCGTTTCGATTGAACTCGTTGACATCTCCGGTAAAACGTTCGTTGCTACGAAGAAAACAATCTTTGGCAAACTTAAAAATTGGGGCTAGTTCAGTGGAAGGTAATTGAATGTGGTGGTCGCTCATGGATTCCTCCTGTATTGTGTGTGACAGTGGCTTAGCCTATAACAAATCCTAGAGGTGAATTACCTTCTTCCATATTATGGATACCGGATATTAATTGCTCTAGTTCGCCAAGTGCTTCATTTTTAAGAGCGTCACCGTTTAACTGTATCGCTCCGCCTGGTCCTGGTAGTCCGCCTGTAAACTTACTTCTTGCTTCACCTAACATTAATTTACTTTGTGCTAATGCATAGTTACTTAACCAGTCACTTGCATACACAT